CTTGATGAGGGCAATGCCCTCGCTGCTTGTTACTCGCATTATTTGCCAACACCTTTAACGCGCTCAAATGATCTGGCACCGCCCAAACCTAACATGCCAAGAAGTAAAGGCATCATCACGCCAGCATCGGCCTGAGGGATGATCAATCCAAACCCCGCTGCGATAGGCGAGATCAAGAAGTTAACCATCAGCCCCAACACGCATGTATAGCCCGCTAAGGGTCTCCACGACGATTGAAACCAGTTGCCCTTAGCATCTAGCTTGAGAACCTCGATCTGCTCCAGCGCAATCTGTTGAGCGTGACGCTCTGACATAGTCGCGATTTCGTGGGCAAGAGCATTCTTAGTGTCAGCGTCAGGTATAAATTTATCCAGTAGCCCAGTTACGGGGCCGACGAGAGATGCCAATAGGCTCATGCTTTTCTCCTTATTTTTTGAGTAGTTACGCCCAAACTTTAACTTTCTTGCCGCCCCAGTACTCTACCGCATGTCCTTCATCTATAAGTATCTGACACATGCTGGTGCCATCGGCTGTTTTTGGTATGCCCAAAATGCGCCCGTATTTACCTTTGCCGAGAGATTCTATTTGCATTTCAGCAGAACAAAGCTCTATAAGACGTTCTTTAGCAGCCAAGCCTAAAGCTTTTTCAAATTTATTCCGAGTGCGACATTCGGGCGAATCAATTCCTGCCAGCCTTATGCGTTGTTTCTTTAGCCAAACATCAAACCCTAGATCAATGTCCACATCGATGGTGTCTCCATCGATAACGCGGACTAACACGGCTTTGTAGTGGTACATCTCATCTCCTGCTAGACCAAGCCTGCGCTCCAAAAAATGCCGCCAAAATGCCTGCAACGGATACAAAATAGACCGCCGCCATATCGCCTAAAATTTTTGCGGCCTGCGATAGTCCAAAGAACTCAGACGCAACGACGAGAGATGGGTATAACAACATTCCCCACAGAGCAAACCAACTCATACCGCGCTGTGCATCTGCTCGTTCATGGTATAACCGAAGTTCCAACAACTCTTTGCTTGTCTCGATCTCGTCATCGCTCAATATGCCGTCGGAATTTGAGTCAAATTCGGCATACTCACTGTCCTCTGAAAGTCGTTTTGCTGCCATGATCAATCCCAGAACCGTGTGTTGGGTTGCGCGAATTTTGGTATGCAGTACGCGGTCACGTTCTGCTGTGATGACATTCTATTATTTTGCACCATTTTATACTGCCCCGACTCAATCATATGTGCAAAAAAATTACACCGGTCAATCGTGCGAAAGAAAAACCGTTCTTCGATTTGAGCGTTGTCTACGACAACAATGAGCAAAAACGCCATAATCATGGCAGGTCTAGCCAGTAACTAGCAGCAAACAGGAACGTCGGCCCTGCAATACCACTAATCAAAACAGCCCAAAGTACTTTTTCCAATATGCTCACCCGTATATCTTGACCATGATCGCAAAACCCGCCGCGACAATCGCACCACCAATAATCAAAGTGGTGCCTCCGACTAGGAGTTGATTGATAAGGTGATCTCTCGCTTTCTTCTTACGAGCGATCATCCGTAAGTGTTCTTGTCTGTCTTGCTCTTGCTGGGCTTTTGCGGCTTTGAAGTCATCAAGGAGCTTAGGGTCTGCGACTAAGAGCAAATCGTGGACGCTCTGCCAGTGCCGGTCATATTGCCTTTTAATCATTTGGAGCTTCAAGATTTCATTCTGGCTAAGAGGTTTAAACGTGCTTTGACGACGCCTAGCTTCAAACTCCGTAATGCCTTCGCCAAAATCGCTGATCATGCCCATCACTTGATGGACGCCTTGACCAGTTTCGTTGCACTGAGCTATCAGTCCATTCAAAGCCGAGAGGGTTGCTGTGGCGGCTGCAATGCTCTCAATTACCACGGCTTAATAAACTGTTAGTTAACGAATTGAGGCAAGGCAACTGCTAGGATGACCGTAACGTAAACTCCCCAAATCATAGATTCGAGACGATCAAAGCGTTTGCTGCCGGAGTCTAGCCGCCTTTCAATAGCCTCATAGCGAATCGCACACTCCTTTTCGTGCGCTTCGATCTTTGCGATTGCTTTCTCTGTTGGGGTCATACGGATACGTTCACTCGTTGAGTTGGCGCTAGTGGCTGCGCCTCTACCTTATTGCCTTGTTTGGTGTAAACCGTCGGTATGATTGTTTCGACAGCTTCGCGCACAGTCTCGCCTTCAGCACCTGTCCGTAGGCGCTCTTGCTTCTGGATTGCTACTTGCTTCCAGCTAACTTGAGCCGTGTCGCTGACTGATCCTATTTCCATAGGATGTCATCTGTCCTCAGACTTCCAGACGTTGAAAGCGATGATATTCATTATCTTATACGCCTTCATCCCCCAGTGGTTAACCGGCGGGGAGGTTGTTGCACACAGGACTGCTGACAGTGCGATTGCAAAGGTCACGCCATGAAACACGTTTATTAAAAAGTCCATCATTAAGATCCCAGTCTTGGAAAAGTTTCTGGAAAGTCCTCTGTACTGGGCCAATTACGCAGTGCAGTTCGATAGGTCATATACGCTGCTTGTTGCGGGTGGTCAGTCAAAGGTACGATGAAATCTGTAGCTTCAAGTTGCTCATTACGCCACAACCTTGCAGCAACTTCTGGTGATACAGGGTTCCCAGCAGGTACAACTTCTTCGTATCTACCGGCGTAGTTCGCTTCAACAAAAGCTAAATCAGCTACAATTCGGTTAATCTCTTCGTTGCTTTCATTCTTTATAATGTAAGTAGCCATTGTAGCCTCCGTTAAACAAACATAATTATGCAAATACCTTGACCACCCGGTGCCCATACACGACCACTAGCAGAGGTAGAGGTAGAAAATGGGCCGCTATAAGCGCCTGAGCCGCCACCACCAACGCCGCCGACACCTGCACCAACTTTCCCAGCCGCTGTTGTATCTGTGCTGCTTACGACCATTACAGCGCCGCTACCACCAAATCCACCACCGTCACCACAATAAGCATACCAAGTAGTAGCATTGGTGCTATTTTGCATCGCACAGGAACTTGATCCTGCGCCAGTAGAGGAGTTTGAGCCAAATGTTTGGTTTGCATAGTAGTAGTACCCATAATTACTGCCCCCTTGGGCATCAAGAGCACTGATTGTAGCGGTGTTAATAGGTGATCCCGCTGTACCCGCGCCAGTATTAAAACTAGCGGTAGTAATAGCCCCAGAAGTTACAACGCCATCCAGTGCTGCTGTCCCTCCAGTGCTTATATAAGCAAATGCATCACTGCTAGTAAGTCCTAAAACATGACCACCATCTCCACCAACACCCGCACCGCCAGTAGCAATAATTTTATCTTGACCTCCAACAGCACTTGTCATGGTTACATCACCGCCTGTATAGGCAGTACCAGTAATAGAAACATTGCCTCCCCCTGTTACAGCAGCATTTTTGTCACATCCTGCAACGCGAGTTATAGATCCGCCAGCACCACCTGTGTAGTTAAAGTCACCCCCACTAGCGGTGCCGCCTGCTCCTCCAGCGGTAGTAACAGCACTAGAAGTGCTTGCGCTAAACTGTCCACCACCGCCACCATTAGCGGCCATGTTGATAGACGCCGCTGCGGAAGCAGTAACAAAACTAGAGTTACCCCCGTTGTTACCTACTCTTGAAGAGTTAACATCATTCATTGCAAGCGACGTAGCTCCTCCTGCGCCGATAGTGACAGTAAAAGTTTCTCCTGCTGTTACAGCAAAAGTTTTTTCACTATAGCCTCCACCGCCACCGCCAGTTCCATCACCCTCTTGTGATTCTACTGATGCGTTTTTATTAGCGAGAAACGCGCCTTGGCCCCCGCCACCAGTAATAACAACTTTTATCCTGCCTGTTAGTGGAGCAGTAAAAGTCTTCGATGCTCCTATAACAAATTGTGTTGTTGGTATTGGAGGTTGTGCACCTAAAAGAACTGCCATATTAAATCTCCTTTTAAATCTCTAAGAATCCGATTGTGCTGTCTACAAATACAAGCTGAGTGGCACCTCCACTTAGTATAGTTCCATCAGCCGCTGTTGAGTTTATCTTTTGTGAGTTACGCCCAATGGTTACTGTGCCACCACCTGTGGCTTTAATAATTACTGTATTTCCAGCACTTGCAGAGGCAGGTAGCGTTATCGTGACTGCGCTCGCGCTGTTAACAATGATTTGATCCCCAGCTAAAGCAGTATATGCGCTGGTTTTAACAAGCCAAGAATTGTATGCCCCGCCAACGGTAGCGAAAGACAACACTCCAGAACCATCAGTTGTTAACACCTGCCCACTGTCGCCGTCTGAGCTAGGCAGTGTCAGGGTGATATCTGCTGTAGAAGCAGGGCCGATCAACGTGACCTTGTTTGTACCGTTATCGCTGTCCTCAAAAAACTCTATAAACCCTGCACTTGT